GACCTGCGCAACGCCAAGCGGATCACGCACCGCTCGATGATGCGGGCCTCGACCGTGCGGCGCCTCCAGATCCTCGGCGTCTACCGCGACATCGACCTGCCGATGGCCAAGGAGCAGGATCTGGACTCCGCCCAGCGCGAGGAACGCTCGGTGCAGGGGATCTCGGCGGGCACGTTCCGCCCCGAGGACCGCGACCGCGAGATTTACGAGTGCTACTGCGAACTTGACCTGCCCGGCTTCGAGCACAAGTACAAGGGCAAGGAGAGCGGCCTTGAAATCCCCTACCGCGTGACCATCGACCTGTCGTCCCGCGAGATCCTGTCCATCGTCCGCAATTACGACGAGGACGATCAGGAGCTGCCCGAGGCGCGCACAAACTTCGTCAAGTACACCTTCGTGCCCGGTCTCGGCTTCTACGACATCGGCCTGCTCCACATCCTCGGCAACACTACGAACGCCATCACGGCGGCGTGGCGCGAGATGCTGGACGCGGGCATGTACGCCAACTTCCCCGGCTTTCTCTACGCTGACAGCGGAGCCCGCCAGAACACCAACATGTTCCGCGTGCCGCCCGGCGGCGGGGCTCTGGTCAAGACGGGCGGCATGCCGATCCGCGACGCCATCATGCCCTTGCCCTACAAGGAGCCGGGCGGCGCCCTCATGCAGCTCGTCGAGAACATGGCGACGACCGGCATGCGTATTGGCGGCACGTCCGAGCAGCAGGTGGGCGAGGGCAGGGCAGACGCGCCGGTGGGCACGACGCTGGCCATGATTGATCAGGCCACCAAGGTGCTGAACGCCGTCCACAAGCGCATGCACGCCGCGCAGGCCGAGGAGTTCCAGCTTCTGGTCCGCTGCTTCCGCGAAAACCCCGACAGCTTCTGGCAGCGCAACAAGAAGCCCGCCTACCAGTGGGATGAGGCGACGTTCCTCAACGCCATCAACAACTGCGACCTCGTCCCGCAGGCTGACCCCAACACCGCCAGCCAGACGCAGCGCGTGATGAAGATCATGGGCCTCAAGCAGCTTCAGGCGGGCAACCCGAGCCTGTACGACCCCATCGCCATCGACACTGCGGCCTTGCAGGCGATGGGCTGGAGCAACCCGCAGCAGTTCATGGTGCCGCCCGCGTCCCTGCAACAGAAGCCCCCGCCAGAGGTCGAGTACGCCAAGGCGATGGTGCAGATCCAGAAGCAGGAGGCTGACGCCAAGACGATGGTGGCGCAGGCCAAGGTTCAGGAGGCGGGCGCCAAGACTGGTCAGGCCGGTGGCGCTGCGGGGCAGCGGGCTCCGACCATCGAAGACCAGATCAAGATGACGGACTTGCAGCTCAAGCAGCAGGAGCTGCGCGACAAGCAGCAGGACAACATGATGGACGCCATCAACCGCAAGCGCGACCGCGAGAGCCGCGAACGTCTGGCGGCTGTGAAGCTGGCCGAGGATCTCGCCGCCAATCCGCAGGGCGTGCCGATTGCCAATAGCATCCTCGACCCCGGCATGATCCAGCGCCTTGAGGCAAACGAGCAGCCCCTGACGGAGCAGTGAGATGGCAGACGATGACCGCTTCCTGAATGGCTCCGGTGAGGTTGACCCGGAGCAGCAGTCAGCCTCTTACGGTTTCAACACATCGGCTGGTCCGTTCAATGCTGCTGCCACCCTTAGCGGCCAAGAATACGGCGTTCCCAGCTTAGATACTCGCCTCGCGGCAAATTTTCCCGAAGGGTTTAGCACTACCCTGTCGCGGTCTGGTCAGGTTGGTGACGTCAACGCGCACGCCCGCAATGCGATTGAGATCGCCAAGCAATTTGACAACAATTCTCGCCTCGGGCTTGAGGCTTCGCGCATTGGCGACAACGGCCCGTTGTCGTATGGCGCCCAGCTTACTGGCCAGATTGGCCGTCAAGGTGGCCCAAAGCATTACTACCCCCAGCCGCAAGGCCACTGGCAGATTGGCGCAGGCATGTCCCCCGGTGAGCGCCATATCACGGGCGGCGCAAAGTTCAATTTCGCAAACGGCGGCCATATCGACGCCGCCCTTCACATGCTCCGCCAGCACTTCGAGGGCGGCGGCCTGTCCGGCCTGTTCTCCGGCCCCGACATCATGTCCACCGGCGACGCGCCGTCGCCCGGCGATTGGGGCAATCCCGACGTAGCGTCCGACTTTTTCAAGGCCGACAAGGCCATGCGTCTGGCGCAGCAGGCGCAGGCAAGGGATGAGGACGTGACGGGCTCGATCCCGCAGCCCTCGCGCCGCGCGCCTGCGGAGCCTACCCAGCGCCAGCAGATCGCCGCCGCTACCCCAGCGCCCGCGCCGGAGCCAGAGGCTGTCAGCATCCCGTTTACGCAGTCTGACAAGGCCTACGCCATGCCCGGCGCCGACGGCGCTCCACGGCCATTTTTGCCCACCCTGACGCCTATTGCGCAGGACGTGACGCCAATGGCGTTCGCCTCGACCGCCGCCCCTGCGCCTGCGCCCGCTCAGGCCGCCATCGACACCGCCATGCCAGTGGCGCCCAAGCTGACCGACCGGGCCGAGGCGCAGCCCGGCATGACTGACCTGACGCCCCAGCAGACCGACTACATCATCCGCACAATTGCGGCAGAGAGCAGCGGCGATCCCGATGAGTCCAAGGGCATCGCCAACGTGATCATGAACCGGATCAACTCGGGCCGCTTCGGCGCCACGCCCGAGCACGTCCTGTTCAACAAGAGCCAGTTTGAGCCGTGGGGCAACAAGTCTCTGGCCAACTACCCACTCAAAATTAAGCCGGGCAGCGACAAATACAACGCCGCAGCAGCAGCCCTCGACGCGGCCTTGCAGGGCGAGGACAACACCGGCGGCGCGACGTTCTTTTGGGGTCCGGGCTCGCAGTATGCGTTGGGCCGCAAAGTGCCGGGGTGGGCTAAAGATTACCCCGACTACACCGACATCGGCGCGACGCGGTTTCACCGCGAGGGGCGGGCTGGTGGTGGCGAAACGAATGGAGACAAGAGCATGACGCATCGCCATATCATTGACCATGCTCTGCATGTCCTTCGGCGCCACTTTGATGGCAGTGATGGTAGTTATGTTGATCCGATGGGCAACGTGGCCTATGGCGACAACACTGATTATCGCGATGCCCCCGGATATAAAGCAATTGAAGCTGCCAGCATTGGCGCTGGAAAAGCTGGCGCCGCCGTTGGCGAACCCCTTCGCAAGGGAGCTGAGAATTACATTGGCAATGTGCATGAGGCTCTTCGCGATGCCAATGAATATGCTCGCCAAGGCATGGAAAATACTGTCAGTGACAAAGGGCCGCTCTACAATGTAAGTGGGCCTCTTCAATATGGCCTTGGCATTGGAAGCATGCTCGCCTCCCCCCTCACCGGCGCGATCAAGTCTGGCGAAGAGGGCGTGACGGAACTGACCGGCAACCCTGAGATTGGTAGCCGCTTTGGCGCTGTTGCCAGTGTCGTAGATCCTACCCATGCTGAGGCATTGAGGGCTGCTCCTGAACTTGCGACGGTTCTTGGCAAAGCTGGTCAGGCCGCTTCAGAAGCATCTCCTTACGCTGCTATGGCGGCAATCCCCGGCATGCGCGGCAAAATTACTAAGGCAACGGAACTCCCCAGCATCCGTGACCTTCCTGTTGATGATGCAATTGAAATTGCTCGCAGAGAGCAGCATTTAATTCCCACGGAGGCTGGCAATCCTAATAGCGGTTTCGTGGGGGGTCCGCGCGACATCGAAAATAAGCGCCAATTAAATGCTTTGCGCAAAAATTTCGACGCCTATATTGGCGCTGATCCTCGTGGCGGCGATTGGTATGATCGCTACCGTGCTGCGGTGAACTCGGTCACTGGCGGAGACCCTGTAGCTAATGCGTGGATGGCTGCGCAAGAAGGACAATGGTCGGCTGGCGTAAGCCCGCAAAGTGAGCTGGCGTTCGCTCTCAAGGAAAACAACGCTTCAATCGCTGGCATGCCAGTAAAAGCTGCGCGTCCTGCGCAATTTGAGGCTCACAACCGTGCCATTGAAATGCAAGACCCGAGTGAAATGCAGCTTGGGAAAAAAACGGGTGAATATGCACGCCTCATCAACCCTGATCAATTTACGCAGCCCGGCGCAACCGGCGTGAATGATTTTCGCCATGCGCGAAATTTTAATTATACCGAAGCTGGTGGCGACGCACAGCGCGCTGCACTAACCGGAACTCAGCATTCGTTCTTGGATTATGAAACTGCTTTGGCTGTTGACCGTGCAAACAAGGCCAATTTAGCTGGTCGCTCTAATTGGACTGGCGAGCAGCTTCAAGCTGCGCCTTGGGTTCGGCAAAAGGCCCTTGATATTCTTGATCAGCGTCCGAATTTAATTAATGAGCAACTCCCTCGTGCAGAAGATCTTTTTAATAATGGCTACGGCTCTAATCGTGGTATGACAAAAATGGATATTGCTAAAGAACTTGCTTACGAAAATGCTTTTCAAGAAGCTAACAAAACGATTGGTGACGCCTTTGATAAGCACACTGCTTTCGCCACGCACGAAGCCCAGCCGGGTTCCGTGACGCAACACTTGCCCGGCTCTGTTGGCGCCTCGCAGGAAGAACGCAATGCTTTTGCCGCAGATCCTCGCAGTTCTTGGGCATTCGCTCCCGGCAATCGAGACGCGATCTATTCCGGTCTTGGCATCCCCAACACTGGCGTGTCGATGCGCGTTCGCCCGACAAATCAGATGCAGGGCATGTACACGACGCCTTCTGGTGTTCTTGAAACCAATCCGGGCGAAGTGGCGCGGCCATTGATTGCTTTCCAATCTGGCGAAGCGAAAAGCGTGGCGCCTGCTGACCGTGCGTTGCT